CGCCGCTCCGGGTATGCCGCACGCACCTGCCGCCGCTCCGGGTATGCCGCCTGCGGGAAACGCAGCACCCGCGCCACAGCCGCAGAACTATGGTGCGCCGATGCAACCAGCCAGTGGCGCACCTGGGGCGACTACATACCCTACTAGCGCGCCACCTGCGACACAGCCGCACACGCAAATCCTGCAACCACCTGCCGGTCAACCTGCGGCACATGGCGCACCTGCCGTGCCGCTTCCTGGCGCGGGCGCTCCGCCTCTTCCGGGCGCGCAGTAAGCGTCACGGACGTAACGACAATCGACACGGCGTTGCGGCGCCGTGTCCCACCCATCGTAGGAGAAAAACCATGTGGCTCTTGACTATCTCATTTTGCGTGATCCTGCCGAACGGCGACATGATGTGCGAACCCGCATCGATCCTACACGTGAACGAAGAACAGTGTCGCGACGGTGCGATACGCGGGACGATGGCGTTCGTCGAATCAACATCACTGTGGGGACATGACGCGTTTGTGCCATACACCTGCGACCAAGTACCGGAGATGGTATGAAACACGACATCCCGCACACCGATTGGATTTACGACATCGAAACGTACCTCGACCTGTTCTGTGTCGATCTGACACACGCTGCGACACGAACGCGTTACATCTTCGAGGTGTCAGATCGGCGTAACCAGTCCGTCGAGATGATCGCGTTTCTGTACCAGCTGCGTGACGCCGGCGCGCGTTTGTTCGGCTACAACAACGAGGGCTTCGACTGGCCGGTCATGCAACACCTGATGCAGTGGGACAACGGGCGCGGGTTCTATGCGCAGACGGCGCACGACAAAGGCACGGCGATTATCACCAGTCATGACCGCTTCGCACACAACCTGTGGCCGTCCGACCGGATAGTCACACAGGGTGATCTTTACAAAATCCATCACTTCGACAACATGTCGCGCAGCACATCGTTGAAGAAACTCGAAATCAACATGCGATCGAACAGCGTCGTCGACCTGCCATACCCGCCCGACCAACCAACCACATCGGAACAGAAAGACGAGATTATCGCCTACATGTGCCACGACGTGTCGGAGACGTTTCGTTTCTATGTCGCGTCGCTCGATCAAATCCGGTTCCGTGACGAGCTCGCCGAGAAATACCCCGACATGGGTGACGTGTTGAACATGAACGACACGAAGATCGGCAAGAAGTTCTTCGAGCGTGAATTGGAGAGACAGGGTGTGCCGTGCTATCACCGCCCGAACGGCCGTAAAGAGCGCTTGCAGACACACCGAGACCACGTCGCGCTGCGTGACGTCATCTCGCCGCGCGTGACGTTCAACCACCCAGAGTTTCAGCGCGTGAAGACGTATCTGGAAGGTGTGAGGCTCGGTCCGAAGACAGGGCGCGACGCGCATCCGGGCGGCATCGAAACCAAAGGTGTGTTTAACGATCTGTCCGCCACGATCGACGGGTTCAAGTACGACTTCGGCACCGGCGGGATCCACGGATCGTTACACGGCGTGACGGTACGTGAAGATGACGAGTGGGAAATCTGGGATTGGGACGTGGCGTCGTATTACCCGAACCTTGCGATCAGCAACCGGTGGTTCCCCGCACATCTCAGCGAAACGTTCTGTGACGTGTACGAGACCGTATACGACATGCGGAAACAGCATGGTAAGGGTACGGCGGAAAACGCTATGTTGAAACTGGCGCTGAACGGTGTGTACGGCGACAGCAACAGTAAATACTCGCCGTTTTTCGATCCGCAATACACTATGTCGATCACGGTGAACGGGCAACTTTACCTGTGCATGTTGGCCGAGTGGTTGGTACGGACGCACGACTTTGTCGACCAAGGCGACATTCAGATGGTCCAGATCAACACGGACGGTTTGACCGTCAAAATACGGAAACACCTCGTCGATTACATGAAAGAAACCTGCGCTGCGTGGGAAAAACACACCGGCCTCGAACTCGAATCGGTGCGTTACAAGGCGATGCATATTCGTGACGTGAATTCGTACCTGGCGGAAAAAACCGACGGCGGTATCAAGCGTATCGGTGCGTACGCCTATGAGACGCCGCTCGATAATCTGTACACCCGTGAGCGTCAGTGGCACCAGGATCACAGTATGCTCGTCGTGCGTAAAGCTGCCGAGGCGGCGATGGTACACGGGACTCCGGTTGAAGAATTCATAATGAACCACCGTGACCCGTTCGACTTCATGTTGTCGGTGAAGGTCAACAAATCTGCGAACAGGCACCCGTGCTATCTCTATCACGGCGACGAGCAGATCCAGAACACGTCGCGCTACTATGTGTCGACCGACGGTGCGCCGCTGAACAAGTGCATGGTGAAACGCAACGCAACGGAATATTCCGACACCGGTATCGACGTCGGCTGGATGGTCACAGTGGTGAACGACGCGTCGTTGTTCCGGTGGGACAATGTGAATTGGCTTTATTACATCGAAGAAGCGAGGAAACTGGTGATATGACTGATTTTGTACAATACTTGGCCCGGCAGGTGGCCGTAAGCCGTTGCAACTTCGGCCCGGATGAGCGCACGCATAGTGTGATTGACCACATCAAGAAAGAGTTGGTTGAGATTGCCGGTCCGACCAAACCGACTGAGCTCGAAGGTGCTGTTGCTGAGTTCTTGGACTTTGCTGACATGCCACTGATCAACCATGACGCGACGCCCGCCCTCAACGACATGAAGCGTCTGACCAAGGCGCGCATGGATCTGGAATATGAGCAGTCAATGGCAGCACCCACCACCCCCAACGCCCGCGCCAATGAGTGGGTCGACGTGGTGATCCTCGCGCTTGATGGTTTGACGCGGGCGGTTCGCGCCAATTTCGAGAACCCACCCACGATGTCACCAATGGTACCACACACACCAACGGCTGACGAGGTGGCACGTGAAGCGGTATACCGCATTCTCGCCAAACAGCACGGTAAGAATGAACTGCGTGATTGGCCGGACTGGCGCACCGCTGACCCGAACAAAGCAATCGAGCACGTGCGAGGTAAACATGATTGATGACATCCTTAAGCGCGATGACAGCTACAACGTCACGTTCACGACCAGCATCTTACCGGCCGGTGGCGTGTGTTGCACAATCCACCGCAAGGGTTTTCGTGGTGTTGCAATACAGGGATACGGCGACACCGCCGACGCTGCTCTTGCCAACGCTGTCGACCAACTCCCGAAAGAGGCACCCATCCCACAACTACCAGGACTGTGATCATGAACGTATTTCAGGAAATCAACAAGCTGATTGAGGACAAGCGCGCCCTGTACTTCGCATCTGGTGTGGCGTCCAGCGTCAAGGGTAACGTCTATTTCACGATCTGGGGTCGACCGTCCAACGACGTCCTTGCGTACGGGTACGGCGACACGATCGAGGACGCGGCGCGTGACGCATTGTCAAAGGTTGGGCAGACGGTGACGGCACCTCGTCCGGTTCCGGCCACGAAACCGTCGCTGCCGGGGTTGACGACGCGACCTGCTTTGCCGGGGTTGACGCGATGAGTGAGAAGCACACAGCGCAGCGTCAGGGCGACGAGTATTTCTGCCACAAATGCGGGAAACGATGGGACGTCGATGAGCCGGCGCCCGAATGCAAAGGAGACGAGAAATGAGCGAAGATATGGTGAACCACCCGCCACATTACACATCGCACCCGTCAGGTGTCGAGTGCATTCAGGTGACTGAGCATATGAATTTCTGCTGCGGGAATGCGATGAAATACCTGTGGCGTGCTGGTCTCAAAGGTGACTCACTCGAAGACCTGAAAAAAGCACGCTTCTATATTGATCGTGAGATTGAACGACTATCGATCAGTTGACCGATTGGTTCGACTACATGCCCGGTCTCGATTAAACCACTCGACGCGGGCGCATCATCGACACGGTGCGTCCAGTCTCGCCCCACTCTTTGTGCAGGGTGACGCCGACCATCCCACCACGACTGATCATACCCTTCTGTTGCGCCCATTTGTTTGGTGCCGCTGTGGTTCGGAAATGCTCACCCTCGGCACCGATCATCTCTTCGGCGCGACGATGGTGGAAATGCGCGGTCCAGATGAGGCGTTGCATTTTTGCCGCTGCCCACTCGTCGGGGAACTGATCAGCCCATACGTCTTTCAACGCACCCCACTTGATCTTGTCGCCGTGGTTCGGGAACACCGCGCACTCGCCCCATGGAATAACACGATAGTCGGCGTCGCTGACCACAATGGTCACATGGTCGCTGCGCTCGAAGTGCTCGGCCAGTGCAACCATGACACTGATGTACGCTGTCTCATCGTGGTTGCCGCGGCACATATGGACCTCGACCTCGCGATGCGTTTGCGCCAGACGATAGATCGCCCGTTTCATGATCTTCACGGCGAGTTGCGTCGTCGCGAGATGGTTCTCCCGAATCACGTCGCAGTTGTTCTTGCTCGCGGGCGTGACGCCGAGATGGTCGTTTGCGTCGAACAGGTCGCCTAGCTCAACCAGCACAGCCTTCTCAGCTGGTGGCAAGCGCGATACGACGTCGTCAATCACTTCGGTGACCACAGCCTCGTATTCCGGATTGCCGTACTCGCCACCAAGGTGAAGATCAGCCAACGGGACGAAATTGCAATACCCCTCACCTGTGACCTTCGGACGCTTTATCTTCTTCAATGGTTTGTGGTCGACGAGTGCGTCGCTGATCGCTTCACCGAGGTCTTTGATGTACTGCTCGTCTTTCCCGAGATAGAAATAGACGTTACCTTCCTTACCACCTTCGTTCTCCGCTGGTGTCGGCACCCATCCCGAATGCACACCGCTGAGGTCGCTGTACCCGGCGCGCTTGAGATAGTCCACCACATGCGGATCGAGGCTTTCGCGACGGGTGTCACTACTGACACGGGCGGTACGAGCTCGTTCCAACCGGCGCTTCACCGCAGTCTCGCTGATACCCAATTCCGACGCGATCTGTTTTCGCGTCATACCCTGCCGCTCTTTCATATCGAGCACATCACGTTGTTCCGGCGTCATGGCCGACTCCAATCACACTTTATGTACGCTGATTTTCCATCCGTTGACCACTACCGAATCCCCTGTACCGTCTGAACGCACTTGGAACTTGGCGGGACCGTCCCGTGTCGCAGCGTTGAACATTGCAAAGCTGAACTCAATGAATAGTTGATGCACACCTGCCGTCTTAAAGGCTCGTTCGATAAAGACGTTTTCTGCGACGAAACCTGGCAGGAACGCCAATCTTGCGTCAATGTTACGATTCGCGCCTGTTGTGGTCACAGTTACGTCGAACCGGAAACGCACCTCGTCGTAAACATCAAGTGTCGAAAAGTCTAACTCTTGCGCCACAGTGTCCCACAACGGCCCTACGCCACTAATTTGAGGCGGCGATGTGTGTATCGTGAACGAACCAGCCCCATCGTTTGTCATATCGTACCATGTGTTCGCTAGTGACAACGCGATAGGTGTCGTTGTTGTAGTGACGTCTTGATGGTTCTCCCACCCAAATTTAGCACCGGTCACATACGCGACATAGTCGGTCCATGCGCCACTAACATACGCGAAATGTTTATTGGCACTCTCATCCCAGATAACCCATCCAGCGCGGGGCGTGAAATAGAACCACGCGCCCGTGATCCATGCCGCGATCTGGTTCTCGCGACCGACCCAATCACCTGTCGCCGGCGACGCGATAACGTACGCGTGACCTTCGCTTGGGCTACCGGGCGGTGCTGTCGTGGTGCGGTTGATCACGGTTTGCTGAACCAGCTGGTCGATCCGTTGAAGCGCGTCATTGTGCGTGACATGTTTTTGCGCCTGATCCGCTGCAATGAGCGGCATCCCGAGTTTGTTCGTGTCAGCCATTTGCGGGTGATCCTCTGCCAAATGTCGCGCTCATTTGATACACGACCCAATCTACCGATGTCTGCGCTGACCCGAAGTCAGTGATTTGATCGGCCTCAGTATAGGTGTAAGTTGTTGCATCGTCTACCTGAATTGTGCGCACCACTGTCGCACCATCCAGAATGTCGATCTCATAGCGCTCATATTCCTCATTCAGAGGCACCTCGACGACATCCCACGTGTCGCCGTCGTAACGTGTGCGTCGCTTCCATTCAAGGACGATGTCAACACCGGAAAAGTACTGGTTAAGGTCGGTTGGCGCATAGGGTCGGAACGCCACGCCGCGCGGTACAACCGTCTCGTCAACGTAGCGCCCGTCGGACAAAAGCACACCAGACGGTCCGTACCGCAACGCTACGTCAAGACCGAGGTTCGCCGCGGTGCCTTCGATGCTGGTGAAGCGTTGACTGTCGTAGATGATCACACGGGCGCCTGCTGGTGTCGGATCTCCCATGTAAGGTTCTGTTCCCAACTGTCCGCGCAGCATCCGAGACAGCGTGTATGTGCCGTCACCCTCAAGCGTCGCGTTCGCGAACTGGAACACTTCCCATTCGCCAGACGGCGTCTCGATCAGCATAGCATTCGCGCCGTTCAGCACCGCCAGGTCAGCGACGGACGACAATGTCGCATCCGGATCGTACAAACGAACGTTGACCGTATCGCTCTCGTCCCACACCCACGGCGTCCCTTTTGCGAAATCGTCCGTTGTTTCACCGATCACGGCTTCGACATCAGCACTTGTGTTCAGCGTGTGCCCACCGGAACCGTCTTCGCGATAAAAGAGTACACGACCCGGCCACGGGTTCTGACGGGCGGCGATGCGCGGCGACCACTGGTTCGGTTCGTCCGCGTCACGTAACGGTATGTCCATGAATGTTACGAGGGGCGAACCATAAGCCGCGACACTGTCGATGTCCGCATCGATCGAGGCATGATCCACCGGCAGGTACACGTTGGCGTTATAGCCGACGGCGCGTACTTCCATCGCGTCACTGTAAATCAACTCGATGATTCGATACCGCCGCCCGAACATCGTGAAGTTAGTACCCGGTTTAAGCACACCGAGATACACATCGCCTGTGTCTTCGACCGAGAACGGAACGGAGAACTCAATACCGTTGCGCGCGGTCCACTGCTCATGCACCAGCGTGTCGGCGAGTGACCTGGCGTAGTCTGTCCCGAGGACGCAAATCGACGTGAATTGCTGTATCCGCTGACTGAACCCCGTAACCGTGTGACCATCCACAGACGCCGCGTTAAAGCTGCGCAACTCGTCGACAAAATCAACCTTTACGCGGTCCGGAAGGTCGGTGTCTTTCTTTCGTGTCAGCGCGTAGGGACTCGAATCGTCCTCGTCGATCAGGTGATCTTCGCCGATGGTGACCTCGGTCGAGTTCTGCCGATCGATGAACACCAGTGTCGGACCGTCCTCATACGCATCGAACAGATACGTCGCCATCAGGTTTTCAAGCGTTGCTCGCGCAGACGTCACGTCCGTCACATGCATACCCCTGATTCGGGTCGTAATTGTGGCGAGACCAGTGACGTCGACAGAACTCTCGTCAACACCCATCTGCAAACACAATTCGAGGACAGTTTCCGCCACGGATGCTCCGCCGACGCGCCCTGTGATCCAATGACCGGTCTCCCAATTAACACCATCGGACCATTTCGTCAGATTGGACGGGAAGGCGGGGAACGGGCGTGCGTCCCACGTCCACACGAACATGTTCGCCGGATCAACGATCGACGTGTTGTCGCCGAAATATTCGAGCAATGCCTCGATGTATAGACGCTGTACGGTGTCGTTCCGCGAACCATCGGAGAAATACGGCAGACCCGCACCCGTCTTCTCGTCAGGGAACACGTTTGGTTGGTTACCACCTTTGTCTACGGCGCCGCAACCAAACTCGGTGAGCCATATCGGTTTGCCAGAGACGTTGTTGTCACGCCAATAGCCGATGTCTTTCTGACGATATTCCGGACTCGTTATGGGCGTCCGCACGTTGTTCTCACGATCAGCTTCGGACGCATAGTAATAGTCCCAATATTCACCGCCCGTGACACCGTCGATGAAATGCTGCCGTGTGTATGTCTCGTCGCTGGACGTGCGCCAGTCAGTGAGCGGTAAATACCAATCAATGCCGATGAAATCCGCAGATGACCACACGGGTGCGAGGTTTGCCTCGTCATACTCCGACCAGTCGGACGCATAGGATACGTTCACGCCGGCGTCGAGGATTGTACGCACGTCGGTCATCAGCGTTGCGAGACCTGTACCCCATGACGCCTGTGCCGCGCTCAGACCGACCATCTCCGACCCGACAAGGAACGCGTCACCGCTGTCGAGCAAATCTTCGAGCAAACGCGCATAGTGCAGAATGAATCTGCGATGTGACCATTCGTTCGGACCGGTGTACGCAATTTGCGTCCCGTTCCATGAGGCGAAGTCACCCGGTGCCGCAGTGCCAAGGAAGTTCGTCGGGTCTCCGGCCACTTCACCACGCCACGGGTAGCCAGTGGTGTCCATGAGCATGAACGGGTAGAACATGACACGCAGACCGCGTTCTTTCATCTCAGCGACCGCTTCGCGCACCGTCTGATCCGATGGTGTGCCGCCAAACGCCGGCGACCCGTCATAATCGCTCACCAGTTCCGCATTTGACCGCACCCTGTCTGACACACGCCACGCTGACGGCTTCACGTTCTTCGTGGTGTTGTCAACCTTTGGTCGAACGGTACAAACCGTCGCGTCCGTGTCGTCACCGAACCACGAGACAACCAGTGACGCAGACGTTACGCCCGGTACGATGTCGGCGAGGCGATCCAGCGACGCCACAAAGTCGGTGTTACCTGACGAGCCTGTCGTGTTTTCGGGCAGCGAGTTCCCCTCGTCATCGTCGGAATGATAGGACTCAACGCCGTAAACAAATTCGCCCGCACCCGGAATGATGTTGACAGCTTGCAGGCTGTTTTCCATTGCGGCGGGTGATTCGGTCGATGTGCTGCGGTTCACCTCGACATTGATTTGCGGGATGCGGTTACCGAAGTCGGCGAGCGGCATGTCTTCGAATACGATGTATGCAACACCGCGATACGCACTGACCGTACCGACACCCTCAACAGCCTCGATTTTCGGGTCCGGTAGCTGACTTTGAGACCCGTCATAGAACCGGTACGTGAAATTGCTCAGATCGAGCAGCTTGCCGTCAGCCCATACGCGACCGATGATCGTGTCACCGTCGGATTTACACAGGGCAATTGCGAACGAGGTGCTGTAAAGATATTCGGTGGTCTCGGTCACCAGCTTCGGACCGCCCTTGCCGCCCTGTGAATCGGTGGTGGTCACAACGGTCTCTTTGAACGACGTTGCCCATATCATCTCGCCGCCGATACGAGCGCGACCCGCGAGCTCATCGATCGGCGAACCTTCAGCCGAAGACGTGATCTGTGCTTCCGAAATACGAGCGCCATTACGCTTGACGATCTGATCTGGTGTCAGCGCTGCTTTTACGAGTCCGAGTCCGACCGAAATAGCGGTGCTCGCAATAACGCTGGTAACACCTGCCGACACACCTGCCGACGCACCTGCTGCGATGAGTAACGTCGCCATTATTCAACTCCCGGGTACGAGAATACACCAACGACCCTGTTTCGCCAGTACGGCACCATAGCACTCTCCGTGACTTCCTTCGCCCCTTGATATGCGTGTATCATGTGCGTGTCACTGACCAATATGCCACAATGTTTGGCGATGTGACCACGCCGCATCCGAAAGATCAGCACGTCACCTGGTCGAGCGTCTTCGATACGCTGGATTTGGATCAGGTGCCGACCCGCGGCTTCCATCATCAATTCGCGTCGACCAGCTTCACCCCACGAAGGGCTGTAATTGGGCGGCGTCTCGGGTTCTGTCCCGTAAAGATCACGATAAACGCCCCGGATAAGACCGAGACAGTCGCAACCAGCGCCCCGCGTCGAGTGCTGGTGTTTGTACGGCGTACCTTTCCATTCGCGCGCCGTGGTGATGACATCATCCCGTGTGGTCATTTGAACAAGCTACCCCCGTCATAGTCATCCTGTCCGCGCACAGGGTACGCAGTGAGGCGGTCGTTACCCGGTATCAAATTGAACCCTTGGAAGTTGAGCACGTTGTCGAACTTCTCACGACACGTATTCACGTCCTGTTTGCACCCCGCAATGACGGTCACAGGGGTGGTTGGTTCGATGGTGACGTCCGGTGAGCGCCATAGATCGAGAGTCGTGCCGACATGGCGCCGGATGCCTATTTCCTGACCGTCTTCGGTGATGATCTTCCCGAGGGTGAACCAATCGTCGTCAAACCCCGACAGCGACGCCACGGTCATGCGATCATCGACCACAACAACAACGGTTGTGTCCGTACGGTACGACGGGTCTGTCAGGTCGACAGTGCAAGCCTCAGACCCGAGAACCGTGTCACAGGTGCGTTGATAAACGCGACCGGACGGTTGGTTCAACGTGACAACGCGTGACAGAAATTCAGTCTGGAAACCACCGCCGTCCGTCTCAACCAGCTCGCCGAACTCACCTGACGCGAGATGCAGAAACTCGTCGGTGTCGTCCCAATTGACGATGTAAAGATCGACAGACGCGCCATCGTAAAGACCGCCCCGGATATCAACCTCGGTGATCGAGTCATCGTCAATCACGCCTTCGATTTCCAGATCATCGATTGAGAGACCGAGCGACTGCGCGAACGTCGAAGTGGTGATACCGGTGGTGGAAAGACATGTCACGCCATCAGCGACGACATCGACATCGTGATCGGTAAAACCAAGCACTTCGCCGTCCTGTCGTCGAACGACCCAACAATAGCAGATCGTGGTGTTACCGGAACTGAGGTGTTCGGTCAAACTCATGGCGATGTACCCGGCCAATTGATGTTAACGTGAGTGTCGAGGATGTCGAGCATTTCAACGAGCTCTGTTTTGTCGAACAGATCGAGATAGTCCCTTATCTGATCGTACAAATCCTCGTCGATGACCTCACGAACACGGACTTCGCGCAACGGTACGTTCGCAAGGGTGCCGCGCTCGCTCGTGAGTGTCGTGATCGTGGTCATGTCATCGTCAAAACGAATCGGCACGTGAAATTCGCCAGACCATGTCACGATCTGATTCATACCGGGCGCCGTAAGGAAGATCACGACACCGTTGCTGCCATCGATCGCCCAATTGTCAGCGTCAACCGCGACACCGTTCAGCTTGATTGTCACAGTGGCGGGATCCGGCTTCAGAATGCGGCGCTCATACGTCCCGTACGACTTTGTCAGTCGGAAATAAAACGTGGTCCCATCGCCAACACCGACCTGCTCATCCGTGGCGGTGTAATCCGACCAGTCACGCGCCCGGAAACCGAGATGCGCGCCGCCGATTTTGAACACGAACTTTTGTATCTCGGACTCGATGCGCTCGATGGTCCGCGAGTTGTAACGCACGACAAAATCGCGCAACGGGTTTTGCCACAACCTGTTGCGGAATTCGGCGCCACTGCGCAGACGCTTCACGGTGGTGTGAAACATCGGACCGCCGCTCGCACCTGGTGCCACATCAACCGGTAAAACATCTTCCACAAACGCCATGTCTTACCCCATCGCCGCTTTCAGTTCGTTCGCGATCTGTCGCTTGGACCGGCGGAAACCCTGAACATCAGGTGTTGAGATGTTCATGTTGATGGTCACACCGCCTGTACTCTGACCCTTGGTGTGATCCACCACTGTTTCGTTGGGGTGTACCATTGCGAGTCTGCCGCCCTTGCCGTCCAAACCGCCGGCGCGAGCACCAATACCCGTGCTACCACCGCCGTCGAAGGAAGCGATGCCACCCAGACCACCGAGAATGCCACCGGTAATGGCGCCTGCGATGCTGTTGAAGATAGGTGTCATGAGAAGATCGATAACGTTGTCGAGAATGTTGCCAAGAATGTCGCGAGCAGCGTCACCGAACGACTTCGACCCGTCAAACAACGCTTTGAACCCGGACAACATGCTGTCGGAAATCGACTTTTGCATATCCTTGAAAATCTTCTCGATCCGGTCCGCTTCCTTTTTCGCACGACTTGCTGCAGAATCCCCGCCGTCACCTTCCGTGCCGCCACCAAATAGGTCACGCAGATCAATCTTCGTTTCCTTGACGAGCTCTCTGATCTTCTCGATCGAAGTGAGCGGCGCGGTCATCGCTTTCTTGATTTCATCCCCTGTCTTCGACGCAGCACTACCCGCTTCTCGGAAAGACGAGGCAACCCCGCGCATATACACGTCCATGCCGCCACCCATCGGTTTCAGATTCGTACCGAAGATAGTGTTGAAACCGTCCGTCACGTCCGCCATGAAGTCGAGGAAGTGGAACGACATGTCAGCAAGTTTTTCGATAAACCACGCCGCCATTTTGTTCGCCGCGGCGCGCATCGCAACAGGAATATACGACATGGCGAGCCCGATTCGTTCAAAAACCTCTTTCGCCACGTCGGCAAGCAGTCCTAGCGCATTACCCCATCCACCGGCCGCTTGTGACAAAGCAAGGAAACGCTCGACAAGGATCGCTGCCGCAATGATCAGAGCGGGTAGGCCGAGTGAGATGAGCACGGCGCGCAGTACGCGCAAGGCGCCCGTGAACACGGACGTCGCGACTGTTGCCGCAGCTGCACCCGCACCTGCCAAATGATACGATACCGCGGCAGCACGTAGAACGCCGATGAACGCGGACGTGACGGAACTCGCCGCCACCATTGCGATCACCCATTTCGTACCAATCCAGCCGACGACAATTGCAATGGCGATGACGATGGTGTCGAGGTTGTTCACGATCAGGTTGGCGACAGTGAGCATGGCATCACCCACCGACGCAAGGACTGTGCCAATCGCCCTGAAATCCTCTTCCAGCACACCGGTCAACGGAATCAGTTCCGACAACGCGTGACCCGACTTGACGAACGCAATCGCCATCGAACCGAAGATCGCAAGCAACGCCGCCGCCGTGGCACCGAGTGGTCCGAAGAACTGTAGGATTTGACCACCCTGTTGCACGAAAGCAAGCATAGCAGATTGACCGCCGGAAACCTGAATCGCGAAGTCCGACACCTGAAATCCGAGTTGCTGTACGGCGCGTCGGTTTGCGTTCAGACCACGGTTCCATGACTGCTGTACCTGCATCGTCTGGCGAGTATGTCGCTGAATGCCCTGAAGGTCGCGCTGGACGCCATGCATGGCACCCTTGGCTTTGTTCGTAGCGGTAAACTGAAAATTGACACCTTTAGGCATTCTCGTTTTCCTCCGCTTTTATCTCAAAATACGCGAGCCATCCCCGTATCTTTTCATATGACCAATGACGCACAACATCAATGTCTTCGTGTAACGCTTCTGCGAGACGGTAACAGACGAGGGATTCCTCGTCTGCCCTTAGTTTCCCAGGCGTTCCTCATGAGCCGCGTCGTCCTCACCTTCCATCTGACCAGCGAACAACTCACCGAAGATTTCGGCAATCTTGTCCTGACCCATCTTGTTGAGGATCGGGACGTCAGCGTTCGGACGGAAAATAGGCGAACCAGCTTCGCTCTCTGCCTTGCGCGCTAGCAGGTGCACCATCGCACCCATCGGCATGTTCGACATGAAATCCGGATAGCCCTTTTTACGAGCATATTCGTGATCAGCGGGGCAAAGCGGCTTGGCGTAGATGGTCACGGTGGTGCCACCGAGTTCGCCGGTCCATGTGCCACGGTCCTGCGCGCTTTGCGCCACTTCCTTGCGAATCAGTTCTGCGAAATTGGTCATGCGATTGTGCTTTCTGTGATGGCGCCTTTGTTGCGGAGAGTCAGGTTCGTCTTGACCAGATCACCAACCGGAACGGCCACGCTTCTCGTCTCGACGAGGAAGTTGCCGGAAATCTCAACCAGCCCGGTAGTGTTGCCACCCAGGTAGAAGATACAATTGACCGTGTCACCAGGAACGAGCAGGTTTTGCTGATCATCACCTGGATCCCAGAAGACCTCGACGTTCGCTGTCGCGCTCAACTGCAAACCGTCGGTGTCGGTCCAGTCATTGCCCTGTGTGGATGCGTCCGCGGTGTTGACGCTCGTTTCGATGTCGAAACTGATGCGCTCCCCCAATGACGTACCGCCGACGCTAAGATCGCCTTCTTTACCTTTATAACGTGCCATTCAATCACCTCATGGAACAACTGTTTCAGGGTTATCTTTTTCGATACGATACTCGACATCGAAACGTAAGACAATAGCGCCGACAGCTTGGGCGCCGGACGCATCATCTGAGAAATTGACCTGCATCAATTCAGGGTCTTCGGTGAGCAGGTCACGAAAGTTTTCGGCTTCGACGGCCTCGACGATACTGGTCTCGTCTGCGTCAAGCAGATCGTCAAGGTCGCTTTCCATCGCGGGTCGCTGCACACGAATGTAAAGACTGCCTGTGTGCTCGCGAACACCTGACAGTTGCGCCTCGACGTCTGACGTCTGATCGTTAAGGAAACGCATGTCCACAAGGGCCGTACCGGTCTTGATGTTGTGGCTGTACTTGCGTGAAGCGTAGATGTCATAACCGGCACCGAGCGCGGCGTCGAGCACGGTCTTGAACCGTTCACGTATCTGAGCGCGGACATGTGCCATTAGACCTGTTCCTCAAGGAAAATCTCAATCTCGCCAGTGCCGTCCCGTTTCCAGTTCTTCACCACGAAATTGCGACCGTCAGCCACCACAGCATCGCCGTCAGCGATACTCGGGAAGTCGGCGGTTTTACCCGTGAGCATAGGTTGCGGGATGATCTGACCGACACCCTCACCGAGAGTCAGTTCAACATCCTCGTCGTCAAAGATCGCATCGACGGCGTTACCTTTCCATGTCACAGAACCACTCGCCTCGCCGAAATCCGACGAGGCGAGCATGTGTGTGATGTCGTTTTCAATGAACGACGCGGGCATTACTTGGCGCCCGGCAGTTTGGTGTCTTTCTTCGCCTTCACGGGGTCGATCTTCTTGAGACCGTCATCCGTTTCTTCGAGGCGCGCTGGTTTCATGCCGCAAAGGTTCAACCAGTCACCTTTGTTGGCGAATTCCGACTTGGCGATGACAGAGCCTTTACCCACAGCCTTACCTTTGATGCGGATTTCGCGGAGAACCTTGAGGTTCGATTTCTTTACTTCAGCCATATCGGCCTCCCGTTTTGTGTGTCAGGAAGGGGCGCTGATTCGCGCCCCTCGCTGTTTCGTATTATACGCCGTCGTTGCCGAGGACGAAAGAACCGACGCGGCCCACACCGAAGTCCAAGGACTGGATCGCACGGAGACGGATACCTGCGGACAGGAATTTCGCCTCGGTCGAACGTGCCAGTTCCAACGAACCCCACATGCCCATGATCGCATCCGAATACACACCGGCCAGAACGTCACCTGCGGTGAACTGGTTGGTTGTTTCGACACTGTTGCCGAGCTCCAAACGACCAGTTGTACCGTCGACCAGGAAGCGATCGGAACCCGTACCGTTGACCGGTACTTTCATCAGATCGGCTTCCATGTCGGTGTTCATAACGAACGCCGGCGACTGCGTCTGGTTGGTGGCGGCAATAGCGGCGCGCATGTCAACCAGTTCGTCACGATCAGGCGTCGAAGAGGCAAAGGTCACAGAGCCGATACCCGCGGTGTTGATGATGCCAGTCGGTTGACCGGATGCACCCGTACCGTAGAAGCCCGCGAGATCAATACCTTGGGCCATAGCGTCGAGGATTTGGTTCCGCACATACATTTCGATGTCGATGGTCGACTGGACGAGCATCCGGCGAGTCATGTCGGTGTAGACCGCAATGTCATGGATGTTCAGATCAATCTTACGGAAAGTCGGTTCGCTCTCCGCCGCATCTGCATCTTCAGAACCAAGCCACGCCGCCGCGGTGTTCGCGTCACCACCCGGGATTTCGATGTTGCCGGACAAACCGGTGATCATCGTCAGACCCAAGCGACCAAGCACGAGACGATTGCGCAAGTTGTCGATGAAGCGGTTCGCCAGATGATCGGTGTCCTGAACATTCGGGTTGCCGCCTGTATCGAGCGTACGAACCTGGGAAGAGTGTACACCGTCAACGGTGAAATCACCCCATTTGCGCATCACCTCTTCGGGCAACATGAAACCGCCGTGACGCGAGTGCTGACTCGCCTCGTTCATGGCCTCGATTTCAAACGCAGCATCTTCACGAACAGTGGCGTTGTCCGGGTTTTCCAGCGACGCCAACCATTTGCGCACAGAGAAAGACTGACTTTCCCGCTCGGTCAGACCCACGTCGTTGTTCACGAGCGGGGTGTCTTCCGGCAGTTCGGCACGCATGATGCCTTTGAAAACGGCCACATTCGGAACTTCGCCGTTGCGAAGCGCGCCCTTGACGAAATCGTTCGCCAGATCAGAGCGGTTGTGCGCCTGAGCCAAAGCGGTGATTTCGGTCACGGCTTCCTCGTGACGCTGTGCCTTTTGATCTTCCGTTTCCAGCCCAGGAAGCTCGGGCTTATCTTTCACTTCGTCAGCCATAACGGCCTCCCTTTTTTGGTGTGATCGTCCCATGCCCACCGTTTCGTCGGCGGGAATTGGAACAAAAGACGCTTCCTTGGGCGTCCATTTAGTAACGCGGTACTCGTCCGCATCATCATCGCGAACGATACCCCGAGGGTCAATGTCATAACCCACAGACACGTTGCGAATGATTCCTTCTTCCACATCGCGTTTGATTTCCTGCGCGTTCTGCCGCGCTGAAAACTTCACTTCGACGTAGACACGTTTCTTGTCCAACCACGCTTTCCTGACAACACCGATTTGCGCGCTCAGACCGTCCCACCGATTGTGGGTGTCAAGTAAAGGCGCATTTCCGGAATTGAGGAAGTCGAGGTTCACCGCATCATCGGTGTGAACCAGAATTTCCTTGCCGTTCCAACGTTGATACGGCGTTTCCGACGAAAGCGGAAAAACAAAAGTGCCATCGTCCGTGGCGCGCATTTGGCCAACGTGGCCGTCACGTGTCTCAGTTGTCATCTTCGTCACTTTCTTGCGTTTCGTCGGGTTCTTGTGCAACATTGTTACCATCGTCGTAGTCAAGGGTCAAACCCCGATCTTTAGCGGCGAGTTGATCTTCCTGTATTTCATCAAGCAACTCGTCCCGATCGATGCCGCGTTGGGCAGCGACACGTGCCAACGACGTCTGATTTGTACGCAACGCTTCGGTGTTCGCCTTGACGTCTTTGGCCGGATCAACCCAATCCCACCCACGACCGCGGAACTTGACCTTTTCCAAGATCGTCCCGATGCGTGACGCCGGTATCATGCTGTCGGTTTCGAGGATGCGACGTGGCAACCAGATGCGGAACAGCTTCTTGAACAACCCGTCGATGAACAGACGTTGTTCCATTTTGTAGTAATCGCGATCTTCGATGGCCACAGTTCGACCGGTTGAATAACTCACGCCCGCTGTTTCCATCCCGTGCGAGAACGTCGAGATGCCGTAACCCATCGCTTGGTCTTTCTTGACCTGTGCCTCGAAGTCCTGATAGTCGGCTTGCACACCGCCGGGGTCGAACTGTTTGAAATCGTAACCTGTCGGTAGCGATTTGAACCGGCCAGGGTCAACGTCCATCTCGAACAGTTCGTCAGCAGTGTCTTCTCGATCCGCGAGTTGGCTGATCGCCTCGGGTGTCGGCGAGTTTTTGGTAAAGAAGCCCATGACCGCCGCGCGCAGACGACGACTCATTGTCTCGGCTTCGCGATAACCGTTCAACATCTTCACAGGGTGGATCACAGGCGCAGCGGGTGGCTCGCCGCGCGTCTGTCCCGGACGATAGCGGTCGAACATGTGAATGACGCGCTCCGCTGGCACACGACGGTGGCGGTTACGCTCGCGTCCGTAAATACCCGCCAGATCACCGGGATGCTCTTGCAGGAAGTGGTACGCAACCGGCCGACCCGTTTTGGTGACCTCAACGCCCATTTTGATTCGGTTCCCTGTCGACTTGTTGATTGTCGTCAACGTTTCGTCAAGCAAATCGGCCTCGATCGGGTTGACCGCGATACCGCTCGGATATTCAAGACCGAACACGATTTCCCAGATCACCTCGCCGTCATTGCAGCGCGACGCGATTGCCTGTTTCGTCAAGTCCTCGCCACTCATTTCACCACATGCTGTCGGCTTCGCCCACCAGTCTCGCCACTCTTGCTCAACACTCTTGTTCAACGACCTGTTGAGTTTCATCGAGTCTGTGGTCATGCGGACGCGTGATTGCAGTTGGAAACCGTTCTCGCCGCAAATATTCACACGCATCAACTGGACGTAGCGACGCTGCGCTGACGAGTTGCGGTACAAATTGCGCGACTTGTTGCGCAACGGTACAAGGGCGTTCGCCAATTCGTAATCGGCAGAACCCGACGAGCTCGAAAGATCACCGTAACGAGCGAGCGTCGTCGCCGCGTCATATGCATTGCGCGCCGCATGGGGAGTGCCGGACGACACCTGGTCTTTCGGACGACGTTTCAGAAAATCAAAGATTCCCATTAGATGAACCTCACGCGAACTGTATTGGATTTTGCCGAATTCTCCCGGCTAACTGAGCCGCCGGTACGCGCAATCTCGTCGAGATAATAATCGCGCCACATCGTCAACTCTTTCACGCTCATGCGTGTCAACGAGCGCTGCTTGATGCTGTAAGATTCAACATCGTGGTCAGCACGACCGTTCAGCAACGACTCGATTTTTACCACCATGATCTCGGCGTGTGTACGTCGATCGGCATCATCTGCGAACACGGACAGCACGTCACTTTCGACAACCGCCCCTTCGCTGTCTGACGTCCTCACCACGAGCAGATCCCATCGGTGATCGCCGTCGGACCACGACGTCGTCGCCGACCCGAGGATTTCGAACTCCCAATAGTCGCCGTTCTCGGTCCCGCTCACCGTCTGGGCCGTGCCGCCAGCGACGGGCATCACCTCGTATTTGACCGAATAATCAGGGCCGGAAATCTCAGAAAGATTGCGGCGCCATGCGTAATACGCACCCTTGATGATGACATCCGGTTCGGAGTCTGACAGGGCGTCTGTGTCGAAGGGGTTATCAATCATCTTTCCAGCTATCCACCCATGCTCGTTTACGTGTTTCACTCTTTCGCCGCGCAGGCTTATCGTCTTGAGTATCACGCTTGGCGATTTCACGCAATGCCGCACGACGATGGGCATTCAAATCGACCTGCAGCATCTCAAGCGCAGCTGTGTTGTACACCCGCAGATCCCACGGTTCGTTGCGCGGTCTGATCTTCGACCATCGCTTGACCGGGAAGCCACGGACGAACGTGGTCCTCAACTCCTCTGCCGTCATGCCACGGAAATAGTCGTCATCGTACCACCCCTGCGGTGATTCATCGTCAGGCATTGGGAACCGGCAATATCCTGCCTTGTCCGGGTTGCCCACTCGGAGACGCGCCGCGACAATGGGTTTAATGGTGTCGACACCAAGCGGGATAACACGGGCGTTACCGATGGTGTTTTTCATGGGCTTGCCGAATATCGGTTTACCCTTACCCTCGACACCCTTAATGGCCACAGTTCGTGGTACAATCTCGGTGAATTTGTAGACCGATGAGGTGTAGTGACCGCCCGAGTCGATAGCACAGCTTCGCCACGTCATTTCACCAAACAACGGGTGTTCGAACGTCATTCGCAGATGGTCCCGTAGATCAGACCATACTTCCGGTGCCGACAAGTCGCCGTAAAGCACATGGTAACCGAGCGACCATGACTGTTCGTCGTCGCCCCAACCGACATATTCGATTTCAAACCGGTCGTCTTGAACATCGACCGCCGCAGTGATCAACGTCACATCTTCGGGGATCATGTCGCGTGTGTCGTATTCTTCGCGATGATCGAGCAAGTCGGACCATTCGAGCCTCTTACCCTTTTCTTCCCACGTCTCACCGAGGAATGTGTTCACCCATGTCTTGAGCAACTGCGGATTGGTCCCTGCCTCAAGAAACTCGCGCACACCGTCCGCCAGTGGCGCGAAAGGGCTGTGCAGCTGCGACAAATGATACGACACGTTACCGTTAAACGGCTTTTCAGCACGCCATTCGCCGCGGCGGGATGCGGTCTTGCGATCCTCGTCGTCCCAAACACACCCGTTGTTGACGCATTCGTAATATGCGGTGTCAGGGTTGCCGTCAGTCCACCGGACTTGCGCCCATGCGAGTTTCTGCATCTCACCGCAGTGCGGACATTCACACCACCGATGACGCTGATCACCGTTCTGGAATTCCTTCTCGATCCGTGACGTCGACTTGTCACCAGGTGTCGACACGAAAACGAGGACTCGATTCCAATACGTCGTTGTCCGCTTGATCGCCAGACTGATCGGGTCACCTTCTGTGCCAGCCGACGCCTCGAAACGATCCACCTCGTCACAAACGACCACACGGATGGGTCGCGATGCGAGACCGGACGGCGCATTCGCACCCACCATCGCAATGTGACCACCCGGGAACGACTTGTTGCTGATCGTGTTGTCACTGTCACGCGAACGTGCGTCTTTTACCAAGCCACGTAGCGCGGGCGTGTCGCGTATCATCGGCGCCAAGCGTTCCTTGGAAAACATTTTCATGGAATCCAGCGTCGGCGACACGTGCAAGATAGGGCTTGGGTCGAGATGAACGATATAGCCGATGATGTTCTCGATCACCGTCGATTTCGCTACCTGTGCGGACGTCATGAGCGTGATACGCCGCACACCCGGTTTGCCGACCATTTCCATCGGCTCGCGCATGTATTCGGTAACTTCCGTGCGATAGCGTCCGGGTTGCGCAGATGATTCCGACGAAAGACGGCGTTCCTCGTCCGCCCATTCTGCCACTGTCATGTCCGGTGGCGGGCGAAACGCGGAAAGTGTCGGTTCGATCAGGTCAACGGTCGTGGCGAATTGATAGTCAGTCAGAGCCATTTCGTCGTCCGAACATCATGTCACGCGGCGTGTCGATCGTCCAACCGATAAATATGCCGATGAGGACGCCGGCGATCAACACCCACACCCAATCCGCCGCTGCCTCGACCACCACCGTCTCAACTTTCTCTGAACGAATGCCTGTCCCGCTAGAGGACTGATCGATTGTACGAGCGGTTGAACGTGTGACGGTCTTTTCATCGCGATTCGACACCCCTAGTGCTTGGTTATTCTCGGCACCCGCCTGTACGTTTGCCGCAACGTTTGGTCCGCCACCTGTCAGAAGGTTCAACGGAGACGCCCCACACGCTGTGAGCAATAGACACAGGGGTATCCATTTAAAGCCATTCATCCTGAACCACCTTGAAACCCGGGCATAGTTTTGGGGCATAGTCGTTATGCCCTGTGACCTTCAACGGGGCGCCGTGAAGTTCTTCGAGTTCGAGAAGGTAATCACGCAACGCGACGCACTGTGCCTTCGTATAGAAATCGTCGAACTTGCCCATCTTCTCGATCGCAACAGTATTGCAGAGCGCGATATGGATCACACCTGTGTTGTGACCTCGACAACCCGCGCCAACTTCGTACAAACTGCGACCTATTGCCATCTTACCCTTCGGGTCGAAAAGACGGTGATACCCTTCTTTTTTCCAACCGCGCTGTTTGTGCCATACGCGCACCTCGCGCATCATCACTTCAGCGTCCCGGCGCTTGTACCATCCGGTCGGAACGGCCAGCGTGTGAAGCATCACTTCTGTGACAGGTACGTCTCCATGTTTGATCATTTGATCACCCCTTGTTGTTGAAGCCACCGGTACAATGCACCGAGACCCAGGTGTGTGAAGAACACGAGAATGAGCGGCAGAGCTCGTGTCAAATCAACAACCGCTTTCGGTTCTCCGACGACCATTTCGTCAAACGCCAGTAGTGGCATAAATACACCATATACGACGACAAACCACCAATCCTCGACGGTGTCCCATCGGCGCCACCCCTGTACGAGTAGTTCGAACGCAGCATAACCGACCGCGCCGCCAATAGCGATCCATTCCTTGTGGGGGAATTCACCGGCAATGTAAAACCACGCGATACAACTACCGTAAACGATAAAAAGAAAGCCGATTAAAGTCGCGTGACTGATCTGGTTCGTCGTGAAACCGTAGGGGCGCGCATGGAAATTGTCAGCTACGAAAATCATCACCGAACCCCCTGTGAACATTTCGGGTCTGCCGGGGCGCACCCGTCGTTTTCTGCCATAAACCCTAACTCAATCAAGCCGATCAGGACCATGGCCACAATCAGCCAAAACGGGATGACTTGTCGTTTGACAGCATTTTTCGTGTTGTCCATCATCCTCGACCGACCCTGTTCTTGATGATGTCTTTGATGAACGTGCGGTCGGCGATCAGTGCCGTCGCAAGGTCCAAAATCATCAAACCGAATGCCATGATCATAACAGCCGCGATCGTTTCTGAAAATCCTGTCCATGCGGATATGTCGCTCGCTAACCCCATCGCCATCAACGCAGATGCGATTGTCTTTACAACCCGGCGACTAAGCCCCTCGGTCTCGGCGTCACGACCCATCAACCACAAACTTACACCGACAATAGCAAACCAGTACGTAACAGGTTTCTCAAACATTTTCCGAACCTTCCGCAGACACCCACTCGTTAGGTATCTCTTCTAACGCTTCCCGTACACCACTCTCAAGTATTTCTTGTACTTCGTACACGTCTTTCTTCCCAAAGGCGAGTGGTGCGAGTGCTGTCGGAATGCGCAATAGCTTCGTTTTTGCCACCGTAATGATCGAAACCCACGCCATAGCCACATCGGTTGCGGAAATCAATTCACCAGCGCGTTCTTTGAGTTCCAACTCGATCTTGTCGGCTTGCAAACGCTTCAACCGGGTCTCTTCCTGATCCTTGGTCAACACCTCGGCGACGTCGCCGCCCTGTTGCGCTTCCGGCAGGCGGGTCAGGTCAGGAACGAACGGCAGACCACCGCCCTTGCCCTTTTTGAATATCTGTT